CAAGACGAGCATTTAAAAGTCGACATGCAAAGAATATAGCTAAGGGTAAATCATCTGCTGCATATTGGGCAGATAAGTTTTTATGGAGTGCAGGGGGTAGAAAGAAAAACCCACCTAAATCACAAAAGAGAATTTTAAAATGAGATTATACAAAGGTCCAAATGGGGCAGGTAAGGGCGATGTGCCACGACCAATGACTATTTCTAAGAAAGAATACGATAAGAAATGGGAAAAGATATTTGGAAAGAAAAAAGATGGCAAAACAAAACATAAATAATACTAGAAGAAGTAATGGTGCTAAAAAGACCAGACAAGGACAAAGCAAGAATACTAAGTATGGTAATAAGTTAAGTGTGAAGTATTATAAAAAAAAGACTAGAGGACAAGGATAATGGCAATAGAATTTGAAAATATTTATAAAGATAGAGTAATTGATACGATCCAAAAGTTGTTAAAGCAGAACTTAGCTTCTATTCCAATAGTATTTGATGAGCATAGAGGGCAAGAGAGTTTCTTAATCACACCTGAATCAGATACATTTATTGATTATTCAAGTAATGCACATATAAGAGAGTTTACAACAAGCATTAATTATCAATTACGAAAAGGTGGAGAATACACCAAAGAGAATCAACTAAACAGACTGACAATGATAGCAGAAATTGTCAAAAGACTTTTATTCGATAATAGAAACTATGAAAGTGGTAATATTACAAACTGGTATGGTGGGCAAGTATCTAGTGTAGAATATACACGAGATGAAGAAGATGAAACTATATCCAATGTTATTATCAGCTTTCAATGTAATGTAAATGAGGTAATATCATGAAGTATAAACACATAAAAGGACTTCAACTACAAAAACCATCAAATCTTGAAACTCCTAATCGAAAGATTAGAGATTTATTGAGTGGTAAAGAAGTTGAGTTAGAAAAAGAAAACTTGGAAGAATTTGAATCTTTAGGTGTTCAAGTTCAACCAGTAAAAAAACAAAAACCTAAGAAAAAAGAGGAGAAATAACACATGGCAATTAGTGGAAAAGTCTACTCTAAAAGCGATTTTAGTGTAGGTATTAAAAAGAAAATAGTAAATGGTTCTTCTGTATTCTTTACTACTGCAGCACAGGACGATGCTGCATACGACTTACTTCCTGTAATTAATGTATCTTCCCCTGTTCTCAATCTTATTGAAAGTGGAGAGATACGAAGTAATAATGCAGGAATGCTTGAATTGGATACAGACCAGTTTAGAACAACTAAGGGTGGATTTATTACAATGGACTTTGAAGTTCCAGCAGAACGAGATTTAATTGTTCGTATGTTGGCTAATGTACTTCAAGATCATACTTGTGATGAAAGTGGTTCAGCACCATTCATTCATACAATCCAATCAACATCAAGTGCAACCTTATCAAGACCTGATTTTACAGCAAGTTCTGTTACATCAGGAGAGAATATTGGGATACCTTGTATGTTTGATATTGGATTATATTACCCTGAATCAGCACAAGATAAAATGATTACAAGTGCAGTTTTACAAACCCTTACAATGAACTTTGATATGTCAGATGGAAGATGTCTACTTAGTGGAACATTCTATTCAGGACTTACAAGTTCAAGTAAGTTCTTAGTAGAACAAACTTTAAGTGATAATGCAGCAGCACCAAATCTATCAAGTACATCACCAACACAAATAGAATCTTACTTTGATGTTAAGAAACTTGATGTTGATGGAAGTGCATTAGCAGATGCAGTAATTACAGCAGTATCATTTACATTTGAAAACAATGTAGCAAGAGTTGGTAGAGATGGTGATGGCGATGCAGAAGCATACTCTTTTGGAATCCCATCAGTAAACATTACTGGAGAGATTTCATTAATGTATGATGCAAACTTTGACTTTGGTGATGGTGGTAATGTATTGCAAGACTTTTTGGGTAGTGGAGATACAAGAGGTGCTACTGCAACATTAAAACTACAACAAGGTGATGGTACAGTATCAACAGCAGGTGAGATGAACATAGAATGCGAAATATATTCAACAGCAGTAAATCTTGATCCAAATGCAGACACAGGTGCAGTAATAACAATACCATTCAAAGTAGTTCAACCTACTGCAAGTGGTGCAGCATCAGGAACAGCATTTAAGTTTCAATATGCAGATTCAAGTAAATCAACAGATTGGTAAATAAAGGAGTAAATAATGAAGGTTAAAATGTTCAATAAAGAGTGGGAAGTGAAGAATCCTACTTACAAAGAAAAACGAGAGTTACAACGAGCAAGAATGGGTGCATTAGATGTATCAGGCAAAGTAGATACTGGAAAGTTCTATGATTGTCTTGAAATTGTAGAAAACATAAGTGGCTTATCAGAAAGCGATTATGTCGTAAAAGATAAGCCATTAACTATGGGTGAAATAGATAGTCTATTGTCGAAACTTCTAACTGAATTTTTAGATGTTTCAAAAAAAGACTAATGGCTTTGTCTTGTTATGTGTGGTTTAGTCATTTTGGCTATCCACACTTTGACAAGCAGTACCCTTATAAAAGGCAAAGTCCAGTAACAAATAGAGTAAGGGCATATAAAGATGAAACAGATGTTCTACATGAAATTGATAGGGTTTATGATCAATACCAAGATTCTAAATTTTCTATGGGTAGAAACTTATATTTTATATTACCTCTATTTTGTGATCCTAAATGTTTGTATGATGAGTGGATAGGAGAAACCATACGAGAATATCGTATGAGCAAGAATTTGAATATCCCCATCGCAAGAAGTTTAGATGAAGCCGATTCATTCATAGTAGATAATTTTTTAATTATAGATAACGAATTAAACTCAATCAGGGAATATGAGGTAAGTAAGAATGGCAGTTGATAAGAAGATAAGATTATTAATAAGTGCAGAAGTAAACAAAGCTGTTAAGGCACTTAACAAGGTTGAAAAATCACAAAAAGATATACAGAAACAGAATAATAAATTAAAATCTAGTTTCAAAGCTATGGGTGGTGCTATTGTTAGTGCTTTTGCAATTAGAGCAATAGCAAATTTTGCAAAAGAAGCATTAATACTAAAAGGACAAACAGACCAATTAACTAAGGCATTTGGAAATCTTGGTGCATCAGTTGGCTTTAATAGTAAATCTTTAGATAAATTTAGAAAAGCAACTAATGGTACTGTTACTGACATAGATTTAATGACACAAGCTAATAATGCTATGTTATTAGGTATTGTTCAAAGTGATGACCAATTTGCTGACTTAATTGATAATGCACAACGACTAGCACAAGCAGTTGGTAAAGATGCAGTATTTGGTATTGAAAGTTTAACAACTGGTATTGGTAGGCAGTCTAAACTTATGTTAGATAATTTGGGTATTATTGTAGATACTCAAAAAGCATACGATGTATATGCAGAATCTATAGGTAAAAGCACGAGCCAATTAGATGACAATGAAAAGAAACAAGCATTTATTCAAGCTACAATGGCATCTGTTAAAGAAAAAGTAGATCAATTAGGTGAAGAAACATTGGGTGCAACAGAGTCAATAGCCCAATTAGATGTAGCAATGGAAAATTTAAAAACAGCTACTGGTTCATTTGTAGAAGGTCCAGGTGTTGGTTTTGTAAACTTTTTATCAGATGTAGTTTCAGGTACAGAAATTTCAATAGAAAAACTTGCTGGATTTATTACCGAAGTCAAAAAATTTCCTGATAAATTTCAAGAGGGTTTGGACTCTATTGGAAAAGAAGCTGGTCCACAAATTGCTACTTTTGATGAATTTGTAGGTCCATTAACAGAAGAAGGCATGAATGAAAAGAAACTAGATTTGCATCAACAATATCTAGATTCAATTTATGGACTTGAAGAAGAAGCATTAGAAGTTAGATTTAATTTAGGATTAGAATTTTTGGAAAAAGAAGATAGTGTAGAAAATTCTAGATTAACTAAAAGAAAAACTAACCTTAAAGAATATTTTGCAGCAAAAAAAATACTTGAAAATGAAGCACATCAAGAAAAAATAAAAAACAACTTACAATCTGCTATTATTCAAGGACAATCAGCTAAACAAGCAGGTATATCAGTAGTTAAAGCAGAAATAGCAGAATCACAAGCAGGATTAATTTCAAGCATTATGAAATCTGTTCCATTTCCACTTAATCTTGCATTAGCAGCAGGGGCAGGTAGTATGATAGGTAAAGTAACAGATCAATTATTATCATTCCCAACTGGTGGTAGCTTTGTAACAAAAGGTAGAACAACTTTGCCAATAGGTAATGGAGTTACAGTAGGAGATAATGCGAGTGGTATGGAACGAATAGATGTAACACCCTTACCAAGCCCTAATCAAAGAAGTAATGGTAATATAACAATTAACATCAATGCACCAGTAGTTGATGAATATGTAGTAGATAGTATAATCCCTGCTATTAGACGAGCAGAACAACTTAATTTATAGGAGATAGAGAAGTGGAAGTCAACAAACAAACTAAACTAACATTAAGTCTTGAAACAATCATAAGTGGAGTAGTAACACTTGGAATGATTATCGGTATGTGGTTTACATTACAAGCCGATATTGAAGAAGCAAAGAAGTTACCACCACCATCAGTAAGTAGAACTGAATATGATCTTAAAGACCAAATGATTAGAGATGCAGTATTAGATACACAGAAAGATGTAGCAGAAATGAAAGATGACATAAAGAGCATTGAAAACTATATCTTAAACAGTAAGTAGGAATGTATGATAAACAAATATATTATGTTACAATGGCTTTGGCTTGGATTAGTTTTATTGCCATCGTTATTGTACTCACAAGATAAGATAGAATCATTACAACAAGTTCAGTTGCTTAGTCAAGATGAGTGTGTTGTAGTGCAAGTAAATGCAGATTGGAATATGTCTGCTAATATGGATTTAAGCAAACTAAAGAATTGTGCTATATTCAATGCAAGTATTGATGACCCTTCTTATGGTGCTACAATAGCAGCCGAATGGAAAGTTAAGTCAGTACCAACGATTATTATGTTTGAATATGGTAAAGAGATTAAAAGATTTGAAGCAGGATTATCATTCAAATTAGATAAAGATACAATATTAAAACAAATCAATAATGAAATTGATGAAATA